GGATATGACGAGTAATGATAGTGAGTTTGTTAAACACTTACCGTGTACGACTTGTTCATCTAGTGACGGAATGGCTCTCTACTCTGACGGTCACACTTTTTGTTTCGTGTGCAATACTACTACTAGGGGGACTGATAATAATATGGTGGCTACAAGCAATATTCGGGGAGATTTACTACAAGGCGAAGCGATTAGTTTACCAAAAAGAAAACTTACTTTGGAAACCTGTACGAAATGGGATTACAAAGTTGCACAAGTTAATAATGAGCCTGTTCAAGTAGCAACATATTACGATAAAAAGAAACGACCTGTATTTCAAAAATTAAGATACAAAGATAAACAATTTAAAACACTTGGAGATATAAACCAAGCTACTTTGTACGGACAAAATCTGTGGAATGGTGGTGGTAAAATTTTATGTGTTTGTGAGGGCGAAATAGATACTTGTAGTCTATCTCAATTATTTAATCACAAATATGCAGTTGTTGGAATACCTAACGGAGTTAACGGGGCAGTTAAGTCGTTAAAGAAGCAGTTAGAATTTATTGAAAGTTATGAATCTGTAATTTTCTTTTTTGACCAAGATGATGCAGGTCAAGAATGTGCTAAAAAATGTGCAGAACTATTATCAGTTGGTAAAGCAAAAATAGCTTCGTTTGATTTAAAAGATGTAAACGAAATGTTAGTACACGGATTAGGTGCTGATGTTATAAAAGCTATGTGGGAAGCGAAGACTTACCGACCTGATGGTGTAGTTGCAGGTGAAGAACTTTGGGAAGTAATTAAAAAAGAAGATGAGAAAGCAACAGCTTTTTATCCATACGAAGGACTAAACAGAAAATTATTTGGTATTAGAAAAAGAGAAATAGTAACAATATGTGGTGGTTCAGGTATTGGTAAGTCGTTAATGACTAAAGAGATTGCTTACTCTTTGATACAAAAAGGTAAAAGGATAGGAATTATATCTCTTGAAGAAAGTTTAAAAAGAACTTGTGAGGGTATATTAGGATTACATTTAAATAAACCTATTCACATAAATAGAGATGATGTTTCTGAAACAGAATTAGAACAAGCATACAAAGAAACAGTAGGTAATGGTAATGTATTTTTATATGACCATTGGGGTTCTGTAGAAGAAAACACAATACTAAACAAAATAAAATATTTTGCTAAAGCATTAGATATAGAATATTTATTTATAGATCACATATCAATTATTGTTAGTGGATTAGAAACTAACGATGAAAGAAAAACTATTGACTTGTTAATGACAAAGTTAAGAGCATTAACAGAACAATTAAATATAGGTGTTATAATTATTTCGCATTTAAAAAGACCAGAAGGAAACAAAGATCATACTGATGGTTTAAAAACTTCATTAGGACAATTAAGAGGTAGTGCAAGTATTGCACAGTTAAGTGACATTTGTGTTGGTGTAGAAAGATCACTTTCAGATCAAGAGAATGGTAAAAAAACTTTAGTTAGAATTTTAAAAAATAGATTTGCAGGGATTACAGGTATTGGTACAACACTACAATATAATCCAGAAACAGGAAGGTTATTAGAATATGAACAAACCAATAATTTTTGATATAGAAACTAACGGGTTAAATCCCTCGAAGGTACATTGTCTAGTTTTACAAAAAGATGGAGAAGAAATTTCGTTCGTTGGACGGGATATACCGAAAGGTATTGATCTACTTGCTGACAATTTAATCGTGGGACATAACGTAATTAAGTACGACCTTCCTGTACTTAAACGTTTGTATGACTACAATCACAGCCCTGATTTAGTACACGATACTCTATGTTTAAGCCGTCTTATCTACCCTGACATCGCAAATAGCGTAGATTATAAGTTGTTAGCAAGTGATCGCATTGAAAGAACATCTGTTGGTAAACATAGTTTAAAAGCTTGGGGTCAAAGATTAAATTTTCATAAAGGAGATTTTGCAGAGATAAATACATTTGATATATTTACTCCTGCTATGCTTGAATATTGTATTCAAGATGTCAAACTTACATCATTACTTTATAAAAAATTATTAGAAAAAGGATTTAGTCAAGAAAGTATAGATTTAGAACACGAAGTAGCAAACATTTTAAAACAACAAGAGGAAAAAGGTTTTGCCTTTGATGAAGTAAAAGCAAAAGAATTACACGTTAAATTATTAGGTAGAACTCACGATCTTAAATTAAGTTTAGAAACTAGATTTCCTGATTGGCAAGTTGATTTAGGAGAGTTTGTACCAAAAGTTAATAATAAAAAATTAGGATACAAAAAAGGTGTAGCTGTTAGAAAGTCTAAAACAATGAAGTTTAATCCTTCTAGTCGTCAACACATATCTAATAGACTTATGGAATTAAGAAATTGGAAACCTAAAAAGTTTTCTGAAACAGGATTACCAATAGTTGATGAAGAAACTTTGGGACATTTAGATTATCCCGAAGCAAAAGAACTTAACGAATATTTATTAATTGAAAAAAGATTAGGTATGTTAAGCGATGGTAAAAACGCTTGGTTAAAAGTTGTCCGAAATGGACGAGTGCATACTAATTATATAACGAACATAACAACAGGTAGAATGAGTAGTAGGTCACCTAATTTGCAACAAGTACCTAGTACACATTCGCCTTACGGTAAAGAATGCCGTGAGCTTTTTACTCCCTCTTTAGGTTATGTACTTGTAGGGTGCGATGCGTCAGGTTTGGAGGCTCGATGTCTCGCACACTACATTTATAATTATACAGGTGGTAAAGAGTATGTAGATTTAATTTTAAATGGTGACATACATACCTACAATCAAAAGAATTTAGGTTTAAATGATCGAAACCTTGCGAAGACAATTCTCTATGCAGTTTTGTATGGAGCAAGTGCACGGAGAGTTATGGAAATACTAGATTGTTCTATGACCGAAGCTAAAAATGTATTAGATAAATTTTATAAAGTATTACCTTTCTTACAAGAAATAAAAGAAGATATATATTGTAAGATTGAAGACAATGGATATATCAAAGCTATAGACAAAAGAATACTTACAATAAGAAGTGCCCATTCGAGTTTAAATGCTTTGATCCAAAGTTGTGGGGCAATAATTATGAAAAAAGCATTAACTATATTGTGGGATAAATTAAAAGACAAAGATGCTTTTGTAATTGCAAACATACACGATGAATTTCAAATAGAAGCAAAACCAAATATAGCCGATGAAGTTGGTAAGTTAGCTGTTGAAAGTATAAAAGAAGCAGGAGAACACTTTAAATTACGAGTACCATTAGGAGCAGAATACCGTGTCGGTAAAAATTGGGCTGAAACCCACTAATTTAAAATGGAGAAAGTGGGCTTCAAATTGTTTATGTAATCAAAGAAAACGTCAAGGTCACGATTGTGGTTTAACAATAGACGAGTTAATTTTATTAACACCAAGTCATTGTCCTTGTTGTGGAACTGTATTAGTACCACAAGGTAAACAAAATAATTCTCCATCAGTAGATAGATTAGACGCAACGAAAGGTTATGAGAGAGATAATATATGGATTATTTGTCATTCTTGTAATGCTAAAAAAGGAAACACAAAAAGCCCAACAGATTTGTATAAGATCGCAGATGCTTGGTGGGCAAAACTAAAGGATATAAAATGCAAGTTATTATAGTGCTTCACGACAGAGAAGAACGAGATAAGATTGAGTACAGCATATTCGAAAAATACGGAGATAATGAAAAACCTGAAGATATGATGAATAGTCCTGCTGTGCAAGTTGGTTCTATATTGTCTGGATTTTTAAAAACTATAGAACAGCACGGAGCATATTTAGGTTTATTACCTATAATAGAGAGCCAAGAAAAAGAATTTGATGAAGCAGATTTTAGAAAGAAAATTAAAAATCGTGATGGCAACGTAATTCACGTAAACTTAAACACTATAAAACCAAAAGGAAACGGATAATGAGTACACTATTAGTAGATGCTGACGTAGTAGCTTATCAAGTATCATTTGCTTCAGAAGAACCGATACGATGGGGCGATCAAGAAGATGAGTTTGCAATATGGACATTACATAGTGATGAACTAGATTGCACAAGAAGAATAAAAGATTATTTTAATACACTAAAACAAGATACACAATGCAAAGAAATTATTTCTGCATTTAGTGATAAAGATAATTTTAGAAAAGAACTTTATCCTGATTATAAATTAAATAGAACAAAACAAAGAAAACCTTTAACTTTACAATATTGTAGAGATTACATCTATAAAAATTATAATGGTTTTGTTAGACCTAGATTAGAAGCTGATGATATACTTGGTATATTAGCTACTTCATCAATAATTAAAGGTAATAAAATTATTTGTAGTATTGATAAAGACTTAAATCAAATTGCAGGATTACATTATAATCCTACACTAAAAGAGTTTTATGGTATTACTAAAAAACAAGCTGATTATAATTTTTATTATCAATGTCTTGTAGGAGATAGCACGGATAATTACAAAGGTGCACCTACTTATGGAGATGTTAAAACTAAAAAAACATTAACTAGAAAAAAGAACTTGTGGAAAGTCGTTAAAGAGTGTTTTAAAGAGCAAGGTTTAACAGAAGATGATGCTTTAACACAAGCTCGGTTAGCTCGTATTTTAAGAAATACAGACTATGATTTTAAAAAGAAACAACCGATATTGTGGAGTGGTAATGAATAGAAAAGAAATATTAGAACAAGCAACTAATTTAATAATGAACGATCGTGCAAAACAGCACGGAGACGTTGTTATAAATCACGGAAATATTGCTAGATTATGGAGTGCTTATCTTACAAATAAAACAAGAGTTAACATAATTATTAATGAACAAGATGTTGCATTATTATTAAGTTTATTTAAAATTGGTAGAACACAAAATGGTAATCATACTAATGATAATTATGTTGATGGTTCTGCGTATATGGCAATAGCAGGAGAAATAGTTAATAGAAAATTAAAAGAAGTAAATAAAAAAGGTAAAAAAGATGAGTAATGCTCACGTAAAAAGATGGAAAAAAAGAACTTGGTTAAATGTTGATATTTTATATGAAGATGAGTTTTATGCTAGAACTCCTGACACAGATAAAACGTTTCCACCTACTGTAAAAGCTACTTATACAATAGTAGGTCAAAACACAACAAGGTCAACTTTAGAAGAATTACCTTTAGACCCCTTACCTGAAACAGAAAAAAAACAAGAAGATACTACTAACCCAAGTGTTGATAAAACATTTGAAAATGAGGTAACCAAAAATAATGAAGAAACTCCTAAAGAAAATCCTACAATGGATCAGCCAAAACCCCCCGAAGTATAAGTTTGTTTTTGTACTTTGGGAAGATGCAAACTCCGATAGTAGTTGGAACGAACTTTCCACAATAGAACAGATGCTACCAACAATATGTATAAGTGTTGGTTTCTTAATTAATAAAACTGAAGACGCTTTTATTTTAGCATCTGATTTCACAACCGATGAAAAAAATGGCAAATATGTTATCGCAGAAGGTGGTAACACTATGGTCATTCCTACCAAAAACGTACTAAAAGTAGTACCAATCCCCCTTAAAATACAAGCTAAATAGTTGCTCTCTTGGATATAACTATGATTTCACAAGAATTAATTGATTATTTAGAAAAGCAATTCCCTGATAAATCACCTGATCTTAACGATAATGAAAGAAAAGTGTGGTTTAAAGCAGGACAATCAAGTGTCGTATCGCATTTAAAAAAAATATTAAATGATAAAGAAAACAATTTACTAAATGAAACAATAATAGGAGATATAAAATAATATGTGTGGATTTTCTAGACCCAAGCCACCACCACCACCTCCAGC